CCCGCCCTTCCCCCCCACAAGACAGCGGGGGACCCAAGGGGCATAAGGGATCGGAGCCTTTATGGCCACACAAGGTCCAAATGAGAAGGCTGTGCGCACCACGTTGCGCCACCTTGAAATCTCTGTTGTCGACGATGCTCGAGGTCGCCTTGCAGTGACTCTTGCGAAAGCTCTCGACGGCGACGCAGGGATGGCGACAGCGGCCATCTCGCGTGAACTACGGGCAACGCTGTCAGAACTGGAAGGTCGCGGCAATGGCGACACCAACGACGACCTCAGCAAGTTCCTCGCTGACTTGTCTGCCCCGATGGTCAACACCTCGGACAGACCGCCCCACGCTGGGTGGGAGAGTCGCGCAGATCGCTGAGCTTCTCGGCACACCTCTGATGCCCTGGCAGCGACACGTTGCCGACATCGCCTACGAACTCGACGAAGAGACTGGCCGGCTTGCCTATCGCGAAGTGCGGCTCACTGTTCCTCGCCAGTCGGGCAAGACCACGCTGATGCTGGCGGCGATGACTCACCGCTGCATCGCAATGGGTGACCGGCAGCGAATCTTCTACACCGCTCAAACTGGCAAAGACGCACGACTCAAGTGGGAAGACGAACACGTCCCCGTGCTTGAGCGTTCTGCACTTGCGCCGCTCATTCAGGTGCGACGCACCAACGGCAGCGAAGCCATTCGCTGGAACAACGGCTCGATCTGGTCGCTGCTGGCAACCACCGAAAGCGCCGGCCACGGCGCACAGGCTGACCTCGGCGTACTCGACGAAGCGTTCAGTTACGTCGACGACCGCCTCGAGCAAGCAATGAAACCGGCAATGGTCACGCGCCCGCAGCCTCAACTGTGGATCGTCTCCACCGCCGGCACCGAAGACTCGCTGTACCTCAACGAGAAGATCGACGACGGTCGCATGCGCGCCTCTGCCGGGCAAAACTCTTCGGTCGCATTCTTTGAATGGTCAGCACCCGAAGACGCTGAGGTTGGCGATCCCGACACCTGGCGTGCGTGCATGCCGGCGCTAGGGATCACCGTGCCGATCGAAGCGATCCGGTCTGACTTTGAGTCAATGCGTGAACCTGAGTTCCGGCGCGCGTATCTGAACCAACGCCAAGATCGAGCAGCTTCGGCACCTTGGCAAGTCATCAGCGAAGAAGAGTGGACCGCCTGCGCTGACACATCAAGCGCAATCGCCGACAAGCCGACCATCGCTCTCGATGTCACACCATCACGATCGATGGCGTCGCTGTGTGCTGCTGGCACTCGAGCAGACGGCAAGCATCACATCGAAGTAATCGGCAACCGACCAGGCACCTCATGGGTGCTCGATTGGTTTGAAGCCGAAGATCGTGTGAGCAAGTACCGCAGCGTGGTTATCGACCCCGTCTCTGGTGCCAACTCGCTGGTCTCCGACCTGCGTCGCATGGGCTTGCAGATCGTCGAGGTTGGCACCCGCCAAATCTCTGCCGGCTGTGGCAAGTTCTACGACCTCGCAACGCAAGGCACCTTGCGCCACATTGACCAGGTGCCGCTGAACGCTGCGGTCGCTGGATCAAAGAAACGAAACCTCGGCGATGCGTGGGCATGGCATCGACGCGACAACAGCGTCGACGTATCACCACTAGTCGCCGCAACTCTTGCACTGCAGGCGCACATCGCGCCCGAGCTGCGTCCGCAGGGAACCCCGCAGATCGTCGACCCTTGGAGCATGACTGATGAGTGAACTACTCACCACCATCGTCGAGCTCATCGGCGCTGCCCTCATCGTGGCTGGTGTCGCGATGCTTTCAATCCCTGCCGCATTGATCGCCGCCGGCGTGCTGGCGATCTGCGCTTCATTCTTGGTGGCTAACCGATGAGTCTCTTTGCAAAACGCGCGCTCAACCCTGACCCCGTGCGCACCTCTGTGTGGCTGCCGACGACGAACTGGTCTGGCGAATCGATTACCGAGTCCACCGCCCTCGAGGTCACTGCCCTCATGGCGTGTGTGTCGCTGATCGCCGACTCTGTCGCATCGCTGCCCATGCGTGGCATTCGCCACGTTGGCGATCGCACCGAGCCAGTGCAGCTGCCCAAGTGGATCGACAGCTCGACCGAACACACGCAGTACGAACTCATTCACATGATCGTCACCTCGCTTGCCCTGCACGGCAACGCCTACATCTACGTCGACCGAGACGTAAACACGAACGCACCGCTCACGCTGACACCGCTGCACCCGACGAACGTCCAAGTCAACATCGTCAACCGCCAGCGGTACTACACGACGAACGGCATCGTCATCGATCTGAACAACATGCTGCACTTGCGCTGGTGGACACCGCCGCAATCTGCAGTGGGTCTGTCACCGATTGAGATGCAGCGCAACACCATCGGCCTCGCACTGGCTCAGGCACGCTTCGTCAATCAGTGGTACTCCGAAGGCGCAACGCCGTCGTCGGTGCTCGAGGTCGACGGCGACATGACCACAGACCAGGCGAAGGTTCTGCAGGCAACGTGGGAAACCTCACACCGCCGCAAGCGTCGCCCAGCCGTTCTCACTAACGGCATGAAGTGGAAGCCAATCACCGCCTCGGCCCAGGACATGGAACTTGCCGAGTCTCGTGAGCAGACGATCAACGACATCGCGCGCATCTTCCGTGTGCCGAACTACATGATCGGCGCACGCGGCGACTCGCAGACCTACCAGAACAACGAATCGGCCGGCATGCACTTCGTCACCTACACGTTGCTGCCGTGGCTTGTGCGCATCGAGCGCGCGCTGAGCGGTCTGATGGTTGCACCTCGCGAGATCAAGTTCGACACCTCAGCGTTCCTACGCGCCAACACCACCGAACGCATTCGTGCCTATCAGAGCGCAATCATGTCGGGCATCATGACGCCCAACGAAGCGCGTGAGCGTGAAGGTCAAGAGCCCTACGAAGGCGGCGACGAGTTCGTCATGGTGCTGCCAGGCGCAATCGTCGCAGGCACAAGCGAAGCGCAACCGCCAGTCGGCACCGACGCTGAGCCACCGATCCGATGATGGAGATCGCAATGACCGAAGAGCTGAACCAAGACACGGCGCAGGGGCCTGTCTCCGAGCAACTGGATGAAACCATGCCCGAACAACCCCCTGTTCGTTACACCGCCGTAGAGATCGAGAACCGCCGCATCGGCGGTCGCGATGTCGAGTTCCGCACCGTTGAGGTCGACGGCCTGCAGCTGCGTGCTGTAGAAGCCGACACCGAGATGCCGATGCGGTTCGCTGGCTATGCCGCAGTGTTCAACTCCCCATCGGAGCCGCTGCCCTTCATCGAAACCATCGCCCCTGGTGCGTTTCGTCGATCGCTGAAATCAGACAGCGAGAAGCGCATGTTCTTGAATCACAACACCGACCAGGTGCTGGCAAGCACGCGCTCGGCGACGTTGTCGCTTAGCGAAGATGATCGTGGTCTGTATGTCGAAGCCGATCTGCCCGACACCACCTACGGCCGCGACCTCTCAATCCTCATGCAGCGCGGCGACGTGCACTCAATGAGCTTCGGCTTCTCGGTGCCTCGTGGCGGCGACTCATGGTCAGAAGATGGCAGCTCGCGTGAACTGCGCGAAGTCATCCTGCACGAAGTCTCAGTGGTGACTGGCTTCCCTGCCTATCCCGCTACAGAAGGTGCGCAAGTTCGCAGCACCGAAGAAATCGCCGAGCCAGTCGACGCAACCGAAGACGGTCTGCCAGTCGAACTCGCTCGTCGCATGCTCGAGCTCAACGCCAAGCGCTGAGCATCGAATCTGCAGCTCGGAGCCATCGCCCGGAGCGCCCCCCATGCGCAACCACCGATTGACCACCACCTGCATCCACTAACCAAACCCAACCGCCCAGGAGGCACCAATGACTGACGAACTCGTCAATCGCCTCTCGGAACAGCGCGCGCGTACCTGGGAAGAAGCTAAGGCTCTTCTTGATCACGCAGCGTCCGAGAACCGTGACCTCTCAGCCGAAGAGGCTGAGCAGTTCACCCGCATGAACGACGACATCGACGCATTCGATGCACGTCGCAAGAACATCATCGACATCGAAGCACGCGAGCGTGCAATCGACGAATCACGCGCCGCTCTCGGCGTCCCGGCTGACTTCGGTGTTCGCACCGCTGCCCCTGCCGAGAAGACCGACAGCGACATCATTCGTGAAATCGCCCTCGGCGAGCGTCGTTCGTTCTCGTTCGACACCCGTGACATCACCAAGTCCAGCACCGGCGCACCAGTGCCGACCTCGTTCTACGACACGCTCGTCGAACACCTGGTCGTCCAAGGGCCGATGCTTGACGGCAACGTCGTCACCATCCTCACCACGAACAGTGGCGAGTCGCTTCAGATCCCCCGTACCGCCACCTACACCTCGCCAGCAATCATCGGTGAAGGCACAGCGATCACGGAATCTGACCCGACGTTCGCAGCGTTTGTCACCCTTGGCGCATTCAAGTACGCCGCCACGTTCCAGCTCAGCCGTGAGGTTGTCGAAGACTCAGGTATCAACCTGCTTGACTTCGTCGCCCGTCAGGCTGCGACTGGCATGGGGACAGCGGTCAACGCTGGTCTCACCGTCGGCACCGGAACCGGTCAGCCGAACGGTCTCGTCAATGGTGCAGGCACCGGCGTAACTGGTGGCACCGGCGTCGCTGGTGTCCCGACGTATGAGAACCTCGTGGACCTCGTCTACTCGGTCAACTCTTCGTATCGTCGTCGTGGCGCTTCGTTCCAAA